CCCCAGGTCCTGGACTAGTAGGTACATATAATGATGCTAATGATCCGTCAGGAAATGTTAGGTTTCCTTTTGTATGGTATAGCAACTATGGAAAAGTAAAGCAAACCTTTGTTACTACTAACAACTTTGCTGTAATTGAGCCTAACTCTTTTGATGCAGTAGCTAGGATTTCTATGGCTCCTACTATTCCTGTTCCTAACATTCCAGGGCAAGCTTCTAATACTAATAGATTGTATGCAGCTTGGAAAAACTATGCTACCAGTACAGGTACAGTTAGGTTATACGACTCATCAGTAGATGGAGGTACACTAACTTTACCTCATTATATTGATTCTATATCAAGTACTATAGTATTAGGTACACACCAAACAGCTGCTACATATCAAGTAAGTAGAATTGTAGATATGCCTAACTTATTACCTGTAAGATTTGTAGCAGGTCCAGGTTGTACTGTTCAATTTAATCTTACTCCAGCCGCAAGTATTACAGCTAATAGTATTATAAAAGATAGTGCAGCGGCTAGTTACACTATTACTAGTAGAGTTGTTGCTACAGATAAGTTAATCTATGATGAGCTTATTCTTATGAGAGATGGAGACTTCATCAAGGTTATCAGTAAAATTATCAATCAATAATGGCTAGAACGGCAGAAAATTTCTTAGATGTTATTATGCGGGCTCAATGCTGCGCTGCAGACATGGCTTATAAGGCTTTGAAAGAAGAAATGTTTTTAAAGCCTGATAGAATAAAAACTTTTAATAACGTCAGATATGTACAAGTATTACTTAGAATCTTAAATAGATATTATGATACAGTATATACACTAAATGATACACCTTGTATCACAGAAACAAATATTGAAGATATTATCCAAGAAGTGTTTGAGTTGTGTGACCTCTGCGGATGTTGCACAGACCCTGCGGCAATCAAGAAAGATATAATTTGAAACTAACATTAAAAACACTTAAACACACTATGTCTACAGCAATTGACACTCAAAGTGTCCAGGGTACAATTCTTAGTCTTATGTTACTTGGTATAGCCAAGTTTTTTGAAGCTATAAGCGTAGTAACCTTTTTACAAGGTTCTGCTTATTTCTTTACAGTTGTAGTAGCTATAGACACTCTTACTGGTAATACTATTCAAAAATGGATAGTAAAGAAATGTAAATGTTATGCAAATAAGTCAAAAGGGTCTGGATCTAGTAAAGCGCTTTGAGGGATTCAGAGCTAAGCCATACTTATGCCCCGCAGGAGTGCCTACTATAGGATATGGTTCTACTTATTACGAAAATGGAGTAAAAGTAAAACTTACCGACAGGTCAATAAGTGAAGAATGGGCCGAAGAACTTTTAAGAAGAAACATGGTACATTATGAACGTGGCGTAGATGCTATGACTAAGGACCATGTGAATCAGAATCAATTTGATGCTTTAGTAAGCTTTGCGTATAATGTGGGTCTTGTAAACTATAAGAACTCTACATTACTCAAAAGAATTAATGCTAATCCTAATGATCCAGATATTGAAAAGCAATTTATGAGATGGGTAAGAGCAGGGGGCAAAGTAATCAAGGGTCTGATAACAAGGAGACAGGCAGAAGCAACTCTGTATTTCTCATAATCTTGGAGTGGTTCAGACAATCCTTTGAGTATAGAGGTAAGGCTTCTGCAAGGAAACTTACCGTCTTTATAGCCTTCATTCTTTTAGTAACAGCTTTTGTAGATCATCTGTATACTACACAAACCATACAGGTAGAACTACTGGTAATATTCAGTGTAATAGTGCTTCTTGGACTGGGGTTCCTGACAGCCGAGAATCTAGTACAGATAGTCAGGGGAAGATTTAACCAAAAGTCAATGTATTCAAGCTATGATGAAGACAATTATATCTATCCTACTCGTGTGGACAATCCTGAAGATAGTCCTGAACCTTAGTTACTTAGAGACTCTTAAAGTCACTATTGATAGTGTAAGAGTAGCTATTATGGACTTCTTCTCAAAAGTTTCAAATAGAAAGAAATTTTAATAGCCTGAAAAACAATAATTTACAGAACGGGCTATAATATACGAAATTCTTTTTATATTTGAAAAAAAACTTTAATGATACAAAACGACCAAATAAGGCAGTATATAAGGGAAAACCCTCATGCTTCTACACGGGATGTAGCTCAGCATTTTGGTGTTTCCTTTGATCGTGCCAGAGGGATTAAAAGAAGACTTGAGGATAATTCTACTGAAGGTCAACAAGTTGAAACCCCTGAAGGTTACAAAGGAGTTTTTACAAAAGGTAAAGTTTGGCAGTTACATGATGGCTCTTGGCGAGAGTCTTTACAGTTTGAAGTAGATTGGTTAGAAAAGTGGGACAAGTTTAAAGAAGGATTTCTTAAAGACTTGACTATGCTTGGGGCATTATCTACTCCTATAAAATCTAAATCTTCTAAACCAGGTGAAGTATGTTTGGAAATAAGTTTACCTGACGCACACTTTGGTAAAGGAGATATAGACACTACTGTAACAAACTTTATAAATACAGTCTTTGTTCTACTTGAAAAAGCTGAAAAGTTTGGAGTGGATAAGATACTCTTACCCATTGGGAATGATGGGTTAAACTCAGAGGGTAAGAGGAAGACCACTACAGGTGGAACACCACAAGAAGATTCTGTAGATTGGCAGGAATCTTTTAGACATTACTGGACTACTATTGCTGCAGTAGTTAAAGTACTTAGTGACAAGTATCCAGTTGATGTAATGATAGTTCCTGGTAACCATGACATGGAACGTATGTTTTATATAGGAGAAGTGCTTGGAGCATTTTTCCGTTCTAATAATAATGTCAAAGTAAATAACTCAGGAGATTACAGAAAGTATTATCAGTATGGAGTAAATATGTTAATGTTCACGCACGGGGACAAAGAAAAAACTGCTACTCTACCTCTTATAATGGCTACTGAACAACCTGAGATGTTTGCCCAAACAAAGTTTAGGGAAGCTCACCTTGGTCACTTTCATAAGGAGATGCTGAACGAATACTGTGGTGTAAAGACTAGGTTCTTACCTAGCATTTGTCCTACAGATGATTGGCATAAGATGATGGGCTACAGCCATCTTCGTGCAGCACAGGCTTACATATGGAACAAGGAATATGGTCTAGAAGGTTATTTTCAAGTCAATATCCATGAAAAACAAGAAGCCAAACACTAAAGGATGGGTAGAGGGTGACCCAGAAGAAGAGGATGAACTCTATGAAAATGATAATATTCAAATAGAACTTCCACAAATCCCTCAATTAAAAAACAAAGCAAGGAAGCAAGTAAAAAAGTTTAAATTAAATGGCAACTCAGAGGGAACTGATCTACGCAGTAAAAAGCATTCTAAGGGGAGGACTTATTACAGATGATGATAAGATTTCTGATAGGCTTGTAGCATTTTTAATAGATGGTGCTCGTGCTGCATTACTTAGACAACAAGTAAATAAAGGTCAAAGCCTATCTGAAAATAACATACAGCATATCAAATGTTTACCTTTAGAATCTGTAGATACTTCTTTAGATCCTAACTTTAATCTGGATTGCAAGGTTTATAAAACACAACAGACTATTCCTAAACCTATTGAGGGTAAGAATAAAGACTTGCTTACAGCTATATCTCCACCTGAAATGGGAGGTATGGGTTATGAGTTTATTTCTTACGCTAGATTACCATACGCTAGGTCTACTAGATTTAAAAGACCTTTAGCTGTACTTTTTAATAGTTATATTTATTTAGTAGATGCCCCTTATACAGAAGTAATTAGTATAGCAGGGGTATTTGAGAATCCTAATGACTTAGCTAATTATGATGATTGTGCTGGAGGAGTATGCTTCAGTTGGGATAGTAACTATCCTATGTCCTCACACTTAGTTGATCCATGTATTAAAATGGTTGTAGAAGAACTTACTCTTAGCTTGAAGGTACAACAGGATAAAACTAACAGTGCTAATCAAGGTATGGAAACTCAAAGTAAAACACAAGAGGGAGGACAATGAGCAGACTTGCAAAAAGAGGTAAGGGTAAATATAAAGTAGACAGAAGTCTAAGAGATGCTTACACTTTATACTTAAAGAAGTTTGACTTTCCAGCTCAGGGTAGTAAATACTCTGGAGCTACTCCTATGGACTTAGCATTAGACTTTGATCAATATAAGAAAGTAGTAGATGCATGCTTTGAATATATGATGCAGCAAATACTATATAAATCTAAGTCTGTAACTCTACCTTATAAATTAGGAGAGTTTAGAATTCAGAAGAAGAAGATGGATATTGGGTTTCTGAATGAAAATAAGAATTTAAAGGTAGATTGGGGACACTATCAAAAGACAGGCAAGATTATAAAGCACCTGAATGAAGACAGGGATAACTGCAGATATAAATTTTACTGGCTGTGTAAGAAAGGTCCAAGTGGCAAGTCATACTATAAGTTTGAACCTCTACGTGAAAGGAAGAGAGAACTTGCCAAGATTATAAAGACAACTAACATAGACTATTTTGAATAATGCAGATAGCCAAGTACACCTCCAGTAAGGAGACTATAAATAACTTTTTTAGAAATACTGCCTATAATGACTTGTTCAATTATGGGGATGCTGCATATTGGACATATGAAGCTATGGAACTCATAGGTCATCCTTTGCAGTATATTCCTAAAGTAATAGGACATAAAGAAGATCCTATGTATGATCTAGGTAGTACTAATGTAGGCACTATAACTCCTCCTTCACAAGTACATCCTGCTACTCCTCATACACATCTTACCAGAATATGTTTCATCATTTACTTGATGGTTCATGCTGTGGGTATGATACAGATGCTATGCCTACGGAGAATTTCTATGATAACTTTGGAAATACTTTTTCTCCTCAAGCTTTACCTCTTAATACTAGGATTGTATCTAATCCTCCTCAGTTTAGTCTAAACAATAACTACATAACCTTTGATATTAAAGAAGGTAAAGTATGTATGGCTTATTGGGCTTTTCCTTTAGATGAAGAAGGCTATCCTCTTGTACCAGATGATGTAAAGTATAAAAGAGCTATAGCTTCTTATATACAAATGAGAATGGATTACATCTTGTGGAGACAAGAGATGTTATCTGATAAAGTATTTCTTAAGTCTGAAGAAGACTGGAAATGGAATGTAGCTTCTGCAAGCTCACATCTTAAGATGCCTGATATAACTCAAATGGAAAGCTTAAGAAGACAGCTTACTAAGATGATTGTACGTACGGAAGATTTCCGTACAGCCTTTAGTAGTATGAATACTCGTGGACATAGAGGTAGATATTAATGGAAGAGATTAAAGATTTAGGTGGGTTAGTAAACAAGGATCTAGCATTTAGCAAGCTTCCGCAAGGGTCTGTGTTTGATTCTGTAAATTTTCGTATTACTACAGAAGATGGTAATTCTTCGGCTGCTAGAGAAAATATAAAAGGTAACTTGCCTATAGCTAGTCTGCAAGCAAGTCCTTGTGTAAAAACTATTTATCTAAATAAACAGAATCTTGAGAAGTACCTGGTTATAGGAGATCAGTATACTATAATCTTTTCTATTAATAATAACCCTAGCGGTAACTTCTTATTTACATATTCTACAGTAGATACTTTACTGACAGACTTAAACAATTATATTAATACTAATTCTGTTTTTACTAATCTTGCTGTAACTACTAGTTACTCTATTGCAGCCAGTACTATCACTCTTTTTGTACCTAATTGTGAAAGTATTGATCTCCTAGAAAAGTACTTTTTGTTTGTCCTGTAAATAACGGTGTAAGTTTATTCAATGCCCAAGATTATCCTGCAGGACCTTACACAGTAGATTTAAAATACTTTGTAGCTAATATAGTAAACTGCTCTGCAGTAATAAAAGTATACGGACATTTTGGTAACAACATTACAGCTCCTGCAGATGTTCTTACAGGCTTAAATAGCTACAACAATGAGAAAGTTGTAAAAATGTATGAAGGCACTATTAATATAAATAGTGCAAATAGTGCCAGTATTGTAAACACCACTTTTTCTTTTAGTGCGCCTCCAGCACAATTAAATGGGGATGTCCCTGATTATTTTGCAGTATATCTGGATATTCAATCTGGCAATGCTGGTCCTCAATATACTTTTCAGTTTTACTTAGATAGTCTAAGAATTTCAGGTCCTTTCATAGGTAATAATGCATCTCTTATTACTATTCAAAATACAAGTGTTGGTAGTATAGCAGGTAACATTATAGGATGGACTGCTTTAAGAGATGATATATATCTGTTTACTACAGATGGTATATATGATCCAAATGATCCTACGACATGGGGTGGTTCTACACCTCCTGTCACAAATGGACAGATATGGAAGTTTAGTTATGATAAAGCAGGGAATTATGCAGATTCTGCAAATTACCAGCTTACTCTAGTATATAATAATCAACTCAACTTTACAACATCCAGGCCTATTGCTAATCCTGGAATGATTGAGTCAAGGTATGAAAGTCCTAGTATTCAAAAGATATACTGGACAGACAATTACAATGTACCTAGACAAATCAATGTAGCAGATCCTAACGTAGCATCTCTTACTGTAGAAGACTTGAATCTACAGCCTGCACTATCTATGGATTTACCAGTTGTCACAAGAGTGATAGATGGTGGAGGTTTGCTTGTAGGTGTTTATCAAGTTGCATATAGGTTAAAGAATATAAATGGAGCAGAGACTAGATTCAGTAGAACTAGTAATCTTATTCCTATTATTGAAGCTGCTGAAAATAATGCAGATGCTAAAACTTACTTTCCTACTGCAGATGTAAGAGACAATGCAGGTAAGAGCATTAAAGTAAGAGTTGAGAATGTAGACATTAGTTACAATACTGTAGAATTTGCTATTCTATATTATTTTGATGCTACAAGTGTTCCAGAAATTTACATAGTAAAAGAAGCTTTCATACCTTCATCAGGTATTGTAGAAACTGTAATTACTGGAACAGAAACTCAAATACCTATTACTGTAGATGAGTTTACAGGATTTAATACTGCTATTAAAAGAGCTAAAACTCTTGCTGCTAAGAAGCAAACCTTGTTTCTAGGTAATGTTACTATTGCAGATCAAGAAGTTCCTTTTGATTCTCGTGCATATAGATTTCCTATAAACAGCAACATTACTTATATCCAAGATGTATCTAATGGAGCATTTTATAGTGTAACTCGTGATCCTGCTACTAATAATTTTTATTACGAAGGTAACCCTGCAGATCAAGTTCCTGAGACACATGGATGTATTCAGCAGTATGTATACCAAGGTCCAGAAGTAGATTCTAATTATTTGTACTTACCAGGTACTAACATTTTAGGAGGTAAAGGTCCTAACGTGTCTTATGAGTTTTACACTGGTACATTTAAATTAGATAATAAGAATGATGGTGTTTTAACTGATCCTGGTGCATCTGGGCCTCACATGACACCAGACACTAATGTCTTAATTTCATTCGACAGTCTAGATAGAAGCTATACTGCTGAAGGTACATCTCTTTCTAGCAATGCTTCTCCTTATGTATATGATATATATGTAGGGTATAGGCGTGATGAAATGTATAGATTTGGCTTAGTCTTTTTTGATGAGCTGGATAATCCTACATACGTAAACTGGATTGCAGATATACGTATGCCACATATTTGGATGCCTGGTACTACTAGAGGAGCCATGTATCCAAACTCTCCTAGAACTAAAATAGACTCTAGCTTTAACTCTACATTTAGTTCAGACATTAGTTTTTACGATACTACTCTAGATGATTTATGGGCTAAACCTTTAGGAGTAAAGTTTACTATTGACTTTAGTTCTGTAGCATCTAAATATAAAAAAGCAGCTATTGTAAGAACGCCTCTTACAGTAAATGATAGGCATATCTTAGGTCAAGGATTATTCCTACCTACATTTAAATCTGATGGTGTAGGTGGTCAATACAACGACTCTAACTCAGTATTTACTTGTAATGCTGCTAAAGGTAACTATGCTTATAATGCAAACAACGATATGTGGTTTGATTGTTGGACCATGCATAGTCCTGAATTTTTATTTACAGACTTTCCTGGATTTACAGGTAATGATTCTATAGATGTTTTAGGCTTATTATATAAGTCTGATATATCTTACTTAATGGGAGAAATTAGTACAGGATTTGTAGCTTTAGATAGAAAGTCTTTTTCTAATAACGAGGCTAATAAAAAGTGGACTGCCTTTATAAATAAGAACTATGAATTAAATGAGTCTCCTGTTACTCCATCTAGTATAAAGAATACAGCTACTGCTAACCCTTACCCTTTAGTAAATGCTAGAGTCATTGATAGGGCTGGTACTAATGGTAGATTTTATAATGCTAACATTACTACTACTACTGCATCAGGTGGTTTTAGTACTGCTCGTAAAGTATATAACTGTACGCCTAAAAATTTAAACACTAGTGGTGGTGGATTATCATATCCTTCTCCAGTAGGATACTCTTACGGAAGTAAATCTCTTTTTGTACAAATGCAGGCACAGCCTGCTGCTAATTGGAATGTAACTCCTTTTGGTAATGAGTTTTATCAGTTAGATGGGTGGGATACTAATACATCTCTTGAGTTTTATCATTACACAGCTAACTACAAAAAAGCTCTTGCTGCTCCTTTTGGAGGACAAGATTATTTTGCTAGATCTAATTCTGAGTACATACCGTGTAATAATCTGATAGATATTAGTAATAAGACTGCTCCTATACAAACAATAGTATTTGGAGGAGATACTAAGATTGCAGTATTTGACCATGCTATTCAGCACTTTGATAGAGCAGAGGCTGTAGCTATGGGAAGTAATCAAGAGACTGATATGTATTACAGTCAAGTGTACTTCCCAGTAGAAACAAGTGTAGGAGTAGATTACCGTAGGACTAATGGTAATGTACCTTTTGGTTCACCTGGTACACAAGTTCCTAATAAAACTAACTATCTCATATTAGCATATGGATATGCAAATTCCCAATGGGATACAAGAGAAAGTCTTGAAAATGGTGAGTACTTTGAAGTAGATCCTGTATTTAATCATACAGATAAAAGTGTATATAGATACTTCCCTAAACCTGCTTTAATAGATCCTTCTTTAGTATATGACTGTAGGGTATGGAGGTCAGAGAAAAAGATTGATGGAGAGCTTACTGAGTCTTGGAGTGTATTCAAGCCTAGTTCTTTCTTGGATGTAGAGTCAGCATATGGTCCTTTAAATAACCTTGTAGTTTTCCAAGATAAGCTTTTCTTCATTCAAGATAGAGGCTTTGGAGTATTACAAGTAGCAGAGCAAAAGCTTATTACAGATCAAGCAGGTAATGCTGATTTGGTTCTTGGTAGTTCAGGTATCCTTGAGAGATATGATTATATCTCTACTAAGACTGGTACTAAGCATCAGTTTAGTATGTACGCTTCAGACTATAGTCTTGTATGGTTTGACACTTTGGCTAGAAAGATGTACAGGTATAAGCCTGGAGCATTAGAGCCTTTAACAGATGTAAAAGGATATAGCGGTATTATATATAACAAGACTCATGGTCCTATCCAGACTATAGATAATCCTTACAGAATGGTAGATGACCCCATTCAAGGTATTGTTTGGAGGCCTTATGGAATTCATAGTACTTATGATTTTAAGCATCATGAGTTTTACATGACTTTCTTAAATCCTTTAAATCCATTAGATAACCAAGCTAGTGACTATACTACATTAGTATATAGTGATTTGTTTGATGGGTTTGTAGGAGAGTTTACGCATTATCCTAAAGTGTATATAAATGATAAGGTCAATATATTCTCACCTTACCTTACTGTAGGTAGTACACTTGATACCATCTTTATACATAACTATGGTGATTATGGTAGATTTTATAATGCTCAGATTCCTGATTACTCAAGTGTCTCTTTTGTAGTTAATAGTAATCCTACTTTAGAAAAGACTTTTACTAATCTTGAAGTAGTTGCAGAAGGATACTCTAAAAATACTGTAGGGGTAAATTTGAATCCTCATAAGTATGACTCTTTAGCAGCAATAGATTATTATAATTTCTTTGAAGACATGCGTGTATTTGATAATTATCAAAACACTGACTGGATTCCTTTGAGTATATTATCAAGAAGACATAAGACTATCTGGAATATCAAAGTTCCTTCTGATAGAGTAATAGATGTAACTAATAATATATTTGATCCTGCTAACCTAGCTGCTGTACGTCCTAGTATTACTAGACGTATGAAGGATAAATGGTTTGTAGTAGAGATGAAATATAACAACACTCCTAACAATAAGTTTGTAGTGCACACTGCAAAAGCAATTTACTCAGCTAACTCAAGGTAATGGCTAAGAAAAGTAAACTTACTCAAGTATCGCCTACCCCACATAGGCCTTTGTTTTTACCTAAAAATTTACCCCCAGGCTATTCTAATTGGCAGGAGTGGTATAGTCAAAATCCTAATCCTCCTACTTTGCCTGTAAAATCTACTTCTCCTAAAGCTGGAAAAGAGATAGATATGAATAGAATATATCACAGGCAAACTAGTAAAGAAACTGGTATGTTTAATCCTTTAGTTGTACAAGGATTAACTAAATCTTCTAAAGGTGCTTTAGGTATGGCACAAGCAATGCCTGCAGCATTAGCAGAATATAAAAAGAAATTTAAAGAAGATATTGATGTAACTATTCCCGAAAATTCAGTAAAGTTTCAAAAATGGATGATGGGGGATCTTATGGGAAGAAACTGGATCAATCATTCTAGTAATGAGTCAGATACTGTTAAAGTAGCTAAAGCTTTAGCAGCCTATAACTATGGACCTACAAACGTAATTAATACTTTAAATAAGGCTAAACAAAAAGGTATTGATATTTATTCTAATAAATTAGAATGGTTAAAAGAGTTACCTGAAGAAACTTCTGACTATGTTAATAAGATTTTATTAGCTAAAGATCCTAAGTTTGAAAAAGAATATGCAGAAGTAAAAGATAAGTATTGGGATTTATATAGTCCTAATGTTCCTATTAAAGAAGATGGAGGTCCTATTTATAATACAGGAATAAGTTCTGTATCTACTCAAAAGACTTTTCAAGATAATAATAATTACGCAAATACTTTTGAGTCGTCTATAGCTGATAATGATGGGTTTAGACAATACTACAAACAGACTACTCCTGGTTCTTTAATTCATTATGCTGGAGATCCTGCTACTGGTGAACAAGTCTCTGTTAATAATCAACT